CTCCCACGCTTGGTGCTGGTAATTGACCTATTCCACCTGACGCATCTGCCCAATGCAAAAAATCAGTCCAACTGCCCGAACCATCGACCCAATATCGTTCAGCCATATCAAGCCTCCTGAGACACTGCTACGGCATCCCAGCGGGAATCTGCTACGTTATATATGCAGCCTATATATACAAGTTTTGAGGCTACAGTAGTTGTCGGCAAAGTAACGCCAACAACCCTAAACGAGTTTGTTGAGCCTGTTGTCCACGTCAAAGCACGCGCAGTTCCGTTGTCTTTAAACCTTAACAACATCTTTTGACCATCTGCTGGTGATGCGTTTGCATCTGCATTGATTGTGAGTGCGTTAGCTAGTGCAGTAATAGCGTACTCGTCAAAAGATGTACTATCCCAAGCCAGAGGCGATGTGACGTTTGCTGCACTACTTACCTTGGGTTTGATGCTGGTTGTGATGTTGACGCGACCTGTTCCTTTGGGGGTCAGGGTAAGGTCTACGTTGGGGTCTGCGCCACGCGCTTGAAGGCTTGGGCTGTTTCCTGTTGTTGCACCGTTTGCTTGCAAAGAATTAACAGCAGATGCTTGAGTGCCCGTCCTAAATTGTTCTGCACTGTTTGCGCTAAAAATAATGTTTGCACTACCTTTGGTCGCAATGTTCATAATGACGTTTGCGTCACTGCCTTGCGCTGTAATAGCAGGCTGGTTGCCAGTAGCCGCCCCCGTCACTTGTATATAGTTGACAGCAGAGGCTGTGGGGACTACACGCATTTGTTGCGTCTGGCTTGTTCCGTTGGTTTGTAGAGATATGCTACCAGTGCCGTTAGCTGCAAGAAGCAAATTAGCGTTTGCAACACCTTGAGCAACAATCTGTGCTTGCGTAGTATTAGACGCAATCATTACAAATGAGTCGGCGTTTGCAACGTCACGCAACCTCAATGTAGGTATATTTGACGTAATACTTGCTGGCGTATAAAAATCAAGCGACTGCGCCCCTGTTGACCCAAGGCTGCGGATAACCGCACCGCCACCAACACTCGCATAAGCAGCAGCACCACTACCACCGCCCGAGAACGTCACTGCGGGTTGTTCTACGTAGCCTGAGCCAGCGTTGGTGATGATGAAAGCGGTATCAACAACTCCAGCCGTAACCGTGCAAGTTGCAGTGGCTTGTACGCCGCCAGCCGTAGTGGGGGCAGAAATAACAACCGCAGGGGCAACGGTGTAGCCGCTTCCACCCGCAGTTCTAGTCAGCGCAGTCACAGTTCCACCGTTGGAGATATTTATCCTACCCAAACTTGTCTGCCCCGTAGAAGTCAGCGTAGTGAACGCACCTGCGGCTGGTGTTGTGCCGCCGATGACGGTGTTGTTTACTGTGCCGCCTGTAATAGCGGCAGCAGTTTGTTCGACCTTGTCAGCGTTCAGATTTGTAAAATTGGCATCAAGCTCCACCCACTCCAGCGGAGATCCTTTTCCTGTGCGGGTGACAATATTGGTCATGGACTATCCCTACTGAATCGTCACAGTCCAGGTGATGCTCATCGCATCGTCTGCACCTTTGTTTACAACCGGGAAGACGGTGCGGCAAAGCATCGTGCCACCAGTGCTGGCACTAAAGACTCCTGCCTCGGTCATAGCGCCAGTAGCTTGCCCAGCTATAAAGTTTGCTGTGTAGGTAATCACTGCTGATGATGAACTAAATGCACTAAACAGGTTACGAAAAACCTCAGTTTGCAGCGACTTGTTTGCTACAACCGCCGCTGTTGTACCCGTTCCCAAAGCCATGTGGCTCATGACGTTCTGCTCAGTACCGATCATGCGTGACGCAATAAAGACCTTTCCAGAAGTAACCACCAGATTTGGCACAGAAAAGTCTTGCTTCACGTTTCCGTGTTTGTCGGTTAGAACAATGCGAGGCGTGCCCACTGCGGCAATTAAATCTCTGGTCTGCATATCCACTCCTTAAAACGGGCCATACGTTGAACCAACGTAGTCTTGCCCAAAAAAATCATCAATAACGTAGCACCTGCAAGTCGTCTGTAACAAACACAGAATCGCTTGCAACATACCCACCCGCCAAATACCCAGCTACAACATAGCGGGAAAAATATACAGGTTCATCCAACAAGAATGTCTTTGCGCTAATGTCAATCTGAGCAGTAGATTCTTCAAGCAGACGGGAAAAAAATATGGTCTGTCCGTCTGCCATCACAACAGATTCCAGAACACACTGATAGCGGCCTGTTATATCCAGTTCTGAAGATGCAGCCAGCAAGATGTAGGCAATGTCTGCTACTGGCAGTGCGTAGCTGGTTGCTGCTATTGGATAGACGTAGCTCACCCCAGCTACCGGGGCGATCACGACAATAGAAGCAGCAAGCCGCGCCATCAGAATTCCTGACGGACTTTGAACTTCAACAGTTCGTAGACAGTCTGAATCTGTCCGTCAGCAAAGGTGATTTCGATCTCGCCCTCATAGTCGCCATCCATGCCATTCAGCATCGCGGGATTGGATGCTGGGTAAAAGGCAACCTGCCCAGCACCGCCGTTGGTGACTGCGCCAGGTACTATGGCTTGCAGTGTGGTTGAGCCCGATGCTCGGAACTTCAAAGCAACCGCAGCGCCCGTGATGTTGATGGCAGCGCCCGTCACGTCGTCAGTGATGGTGCAGACAAGAGCGGGGCGCGTATCGCCTTGAACGAGTTTGATTTTTTCGGTCATGGCATCCTTAATTGAACGCGCAAGGAAGAGCGAACGTTGCCGCGAATGGCACGCTGACGCGCATCATTGAGAGCCGTCATGTAACGACCCTGATTGACGACGGCTGAATCGGTGTTGGTGTACGGCTTACCCGGCGTCAACATGAGCCGAGCTTTCGCGCCGCAAGAAAGATATTCGCCCCACTGCTCGAAGAGAAAATCTTCGCACTGCGTTGAACTTCGCAGTGGTGCAAGCGCTACGCGCATTGTAATAGCCGAGGAGTGCGTCTGATCCGCAATTGGCAGAAAAGACACCGTCGAATAATCTTTTTGGGTGTAGGCCACCGGGTCGGATTTGGTTGGCGTGTAGCCCGGAATGCGTGCGCTGTACAAGTCCGGGGTGTCGATCTCGTCTGGGGCCATTGGAGTCAAGGGTTGGCCCTTGAACCAAGCCTTCATGATCTTGTGGACTCGGTGCCCAGCAGGGGCGTCCAAGTCGTAGTCCTGAACCCCTGCACGAATGGTCAGCGAGTCGGGTGTGATCTGGTGGATCAGGCTTTTTTCGCAGAACTCAATGACCGTGCTGCGGATTTCGCGCAGGGCCATCTCGGGTGGGCAGCCGGGGACGTGCGGCAAAACGTCCGCAAAGAACACTTCATAGGTCGTCATACGCCGAGCATTCCCGATTTGAATTTTTGGTACAGAGCCGCAGCGCGGCCATCGACGGCGAACTCGTCATCGCGCAGTTCGCATCTGTGGATGACGTAGTCAACCAAAGGCATGACGTAGTCCTCTGAGATTGGAATCTCCGCGCTTGCGGCGTAGGCCGGGAACGCACCAGTCAGCCTCGACAAGAACAGATCAGGTCGAACTCGGCGCGCATCAACCAGGGCGGCTCGGGCGTACTCCAGCAACTGGGTCTCTGTGTAACGAGTTAGCGTCGAGTCGTCGAAGACCACATCGTTCAGAACGACGCGGGCACTGTTGCAAATCTGTTGGAAAGTAGCCATGTCAAATCACCAAAGCGTCTTTCTGGCCCAGTGGTTTGCACTGAACACGTCGTCTTTTGTGGGGTTGCCGCTTTTGTCTTTGATGCCAGCCGAGCGGGCCAAGTAGTTTTTGCGGCGCTCCGCATCTTTGTGCTGTGTGAAGTCCTGCATACCCCGCAGACCAAAGCCCACCAGCTTTACCTCGTCGCCTTTTTTGGCGAGCACAACTTTTTTCTTGGACGAACCCTCGGGCGCGTCCTTGGGTTTGTTGAAACCCTCAAATTCTTGACCGCGATAGACGAGCTTGCCGCCCTCACGCTTTATGTTGCTTGCCTTCATGTTTGCCCTCTGGCTTTGCTTTAATGAGGGTGACGCTTACAACGTCCTGCATTGATGTCACGTCGTTCATACCCGGCTTGGGTGGGGTCGCGGCAGCAGCAACGAGCTCCCATCGGCCAGACTCAACCAAGTCGGCGTCAAAGACGGCGACAGCGCCTGTGCGGGCGTTCTTCATGTACTTCATGGTGTCTTCTCAAATGAAAAGACCCGTCCGGGGTAAGCCAGACGGGTCAATCAAGGGGCCGAAGCCCCCGGTGGTTTAGCCCTTGACGGCAACCATGTTCACCAGAGCTTCTGGCTTGATGACGCTGTAGCCGAACACGTTCAGGCCACGGACGATGTTGCCGAAGGTGGACTGAGCTCGCAGGGTTTCCACGTTGGACATCTGCGACGCGAACGTGATGGCGTCCTTGGTGCCAGCCATCAGGTACACGTTGGCACCACTCAGCGGCAAGTTGTTCGACACATAAACCGTGAAGCGATCAATCATGCCGAGCTTGCCGGTACGCAGTGGGGAGGCCGTGTCGCCCGTCAGGTAAGCCTGCTTCAAGTCAGAGTTCTTGATGAGGGCGGACATCCAAGATGGAACGACGATCCAGCGGCCCGTTTCGGGGACGTTTTGCTCGTCCAGCGCCTGACCCGCATCAAGGATCAAGTCCAAGATGTTGGATTTGGTCACTGCACGGGGCAGAGCCAGCGTGCCCAGGTTCAAGTTGCCAGAAATAACGCCACCGGTTGCACCACGATTGGCTGCCACAGCCGAACCCTTGACGCCGTCCAGCACCAAGCTGTCGATGGCGATCTTCATCTGCTCAGTCGCGTCGTTGGTGAACATATCCATCAACTTGATGTCGGTCTGGACAGCGTCCACATCGTCGAGCACCACGGCAAAGTATTTACCCTTGTCGATGTTCAGCTCAACCGGAGTGCTGGTTGGCACCTGATTGGTCAGGTTGTCGCCCTTGTTGTAGTCGTTGATGGTGATGGTGGGGATCGTGCGGATACGAACCTTGTCACCTTGACCGGAAATTTCACCTTCCCAGTCGTTGTTGGAGATTTCCGAGAAGATCGTGGTCTTGTAGAACTTGGCTTGGAGCTTGCCAGACCAGATTTCAGGGATGAAGTTGCCGCTGTATTGGGTGCGGCCTGATGCTACGGGAAATGCCATTTGAATTACCTAACGAATGAAATGAAAAAACCCACCGAAGCGGGTCTGTTTGGACGAAAAAAAACCGACTCAAGGCCGGGTTCTTCTCAGCTTTTTCGGGTCAACGAATTCGACCCTCGATAGAGGCTGCGGTAATGTCAGCCTCAATGGCGATAGCGTCTTTGTCACTCACGTCGCCACGTCGCATCCGTCCATAGAAGCCAGTGATCTCGGCACGAGTCCACACCTTTTTCGAGGGTGGCGTGTCGGGTGACTTGTTGGTCGAAGGAACGACTTGTGATTCGAGTGACTGGGCGCTGCTCGCCGCCCACGATGAAGTTGCCTTCTTGTACGACGTGAAAAACTTCCCGACTCGGGCAGCGTCACGGCCTACCTCGGCCCTACTGAGCAGGTTCTGCTTGGTCTCGCCAGTCAGGTCATCGACTTCTTCCAGCCATTTGATAAAGCCGGGGTCTTCGTTGATCTGTTCCCAGTCAGAGACGATTGCATTCAGGGATTTGAAAAAGTCGTTCTTTGCCGTTTTGGTCGAGTCTTCGGAAAGCTGGGCGATCTGGCGTTTGAGCGTGGTGATCTCGGTGTCCTTCTGGGCTTGCTCCTCACGGGCAATCCTTCGGGCGAGGTCAACCAGTCCGGGGCCGTACTCGTCAATTTCCTCTTGCTTGACCAGCGACTCGGTAGGCTTTGCCTTCATCTGCTCAAGCTCATGCTCAAGCGTCTCAAGGCGAGATTTCAAGTCCTTGTTTTCTGCTGCGAAGCGGGGCACCTCTGCGCTGTACTTGCCTTGCAGCACCTTGAATCGGTGTTCCCAGTCGTCTGCGGGTGCAGGCGGCGGAGAGCCGGTCTTGGGTGCAGGGGCTTGCGTAGCCTGTTGATCTGTTGACAGGGCTTGCCCTGTTGTCTGATCTGTTGGCGCGGCGTCAGATGGTGGCTGTTGCTGTTGAGCGATCAGTTCTTGTTGCAGGCGATCAGCCTTTGCTTCGGCTTCTTGCACTGCGCGTGGCACATTGGACATAGTTACTCTCCGTGAGCCGAGACGGTCGCATTCGAGCCTCGCGGTGTTCGAGCGATTCGTTCGGTATTCATCGGTTTCTGGTTAAAGGGCCAGCCCCTTTTGCGGCAAAGCGCCGCTAGTCAGTTGCCTGACTACCGCGATCTGCGGAGTGCGTCTGGTGCTTCCTTGGCTTTATCAAGCAACTCGGCCACAGCCTGTGCCGCACCTTGATGCCAGCGCGAGAGGACTTCGTCCTTCGAGATGGAACTGGTGACGTACAGGTCTTGCAGCGAGTGCTCTAGCCAGGAGCGGACGGTCTCGAAATGACTGTTGCCTTGGAGCGAGGCCAAGGCATTCAGAACTTGTGTGTCTGGTTTTTTAAGCATCAGCGCTTGAGAACAACCGATCGGCCTGTGCGCTCGGAGTCGGCTGCATCTTCATAAGCCATGCGGGCCTTGTCGGCAAGCGTGCGAACACGGGTTTTTGATTCGGCGCTGGCGTCGGGCATCTTTGCTGCGTTTACCGCAGCGGATTCGATGTCAAGGTACTGTTTGCCCAGTCGCTGCGACAGGGAAGTGTCCGCTGTGGACAATGCTTTGGCTTTGGCGGCAGGCTTGCTCTTGGCCGAGGCCGCGCGCACCGGCTCTTTGGCGGCCATCGTGGTGGCTTCTTGCGCATCGGCTACACGCTTCATTGCGCCTTCGAGATCGCCGAACTCGGTATCGGGCATATCAGTCTGTTTGGCTGGGGCAGCGGCGCTCTCGGCTTTGTCTGAATCCATCTGTTTCATCCGCGCATTTTCACGGGCGCTGGATGAAGCGTCTGCTTTGGCGCGGCCTGCACCAAGCTGGTTGTACGCCTCGGAGCCCTCTTGGTCGATGTTGCCCATCGTCAGGCGCTTGAAAAAGCCCACGTCGTCATTGGCAGACGCAGCCATGCCGGTGGCCTTGTCAGCCGCCTCGTCTTCCACCATGCCGCCGTCAGCGAATTTTTTGAAGTTAGGGCTGGCAACTTTGGCCGAGCTCGAATGAAAACTGCACGAGGCAATCTTCGGGTTCATCGACGAAGGGCCGGTCACCGCGCCGGACTTCTTCATGTTCTGGTTTTGCCAGGATTGTTTTTCAGCCATGATTAGCCTCGCTTCTTGTTTGCGTATTGCTGGGGGGTCATCTTTCCGGCGGCAAGCGCTTTGCCGGTTGCCATCAGCTTGGCCGGCGCGGCGGTCTTGCCCTTGGCTTTTTCCTCGGCCATCTCACGCATCATGTAAGCCTTGGGCGAGACCTTGCCAGCCTTGACGGCCTTGGCTTCAGCCATCTCTTCGCCCTTGTCTTGCTTGCCCTTGAAGGGCATGGCTTTGACCTTGCCGCCATCGGCGTACATGCCAGCGGGGAGCACGCCTTTGGCGGTCTTGGCTGCGGGTTTCATCTTGTTCATTGGACTGCCTGTTGAGGTTGTACGGTGTTCATCGGTGCGGGAGCGGTGTCGCCAGCGGGATTGGTCGGAGCGGGCGCTGCAAGCTGCGGCTGCTGGGCCTGCAACGTCTGCATGGCTTGCTCAATCTGTTGCTGCTTGAACTTGGTCATCTCGACAGACGGCACCAGCTTGTCGGTGTCCATCTGCAAGCCCTTGGCAACCTCACGGAGCAGGTAAGCCCTGCCCTCGGGGCCGACGATCTGAAGGTCAACAGGGTTGGCCGTGGCTGCCAGGAACTCGTTGCGGCGCACTTGAATCTGTTCTTTGGCGATCAGGCCCATCGCACCCTTGGCAATGACTCGGAAGTCGCCCTTGATGAAGGGGTCGGGGTTGTACATCATGTTGTGGATGTAGAACTTCTTGACCACCATCTCGACCACCCGGTCAATCGCCACGATGGACGACTTGATGCCCTTGGCGGCGTTGTCCATCAACATGGACAGACCAGACGCGGTGCGGCCAGCGCCAGAGGCACCAGAGCCAGACCCGTATATGTAGTTGGGTATGCCCGTGACCTCATCAGCCTGCTTGGCAAACTGGTTGTAGATGCCAATGAGCTCGGAAGCCTTCATCTCTGGGGTGAAGAAGCGCACACCGGGCTGACCGCCACCCGTCTTGTCGCTCGTGGTCTGCCAAATCTTCCACGGGTACATCTGCGTCACGTCCTCACCATCAGCAAGGCGGTCAACAGCGACCTCGACCTGTGGGCCAGAGGCAATGCCCATGTTGTTTGCCAGCGAACGAGCCGCTGCATTGCACATGACCTGCACGTCACGCATCACTTCAGGCAGTGCCGTTCCCCAGAATGCGCCGGGGATGCTGCGCCAAGAGGCGATCTCGTAAGGACGCTCGCCCAGTGGATCGGGGTTGAGCACCACCTTGATGGTGAAGCTGCCAACCTGCCAGCCGTTGACCTCATAGACCGCGTTGGGGTCAACGTTCTTCATGCCCCAGTCAGCGAGCATGGAGCCCATGACCGGCCCCCAGAACTCCAGAGCCTCGATCATGTTGTCGCTGTACAGGCGAGACTGATACTTGCCCTCAAGGTTGTCACGCTGCTGGTCGCCGTACTCGAAGTAGCGGTAGCCTTTGACGGCGTAGCGCTCAAGCACTTGGTCGATTTCGGAGTCCGAGTAGCCGGGAACGCCCTTCATGGACTCCAAGGTCTTCACGGTCAGCTTGTGTCGCTGGATCAGGAAGCCGTCGTCCACATTGGAGGCGTTCGGGCTGGGGAACATGTCGTAAGGGCTGACGCGCTCGACTTCGCGTGAGAACTCACTGGTGACGACGGGCATAAAGTCCGGCCCCCAGCGCAGCTTTTTCTTCTTGCGAACAGACGGCCCCTTGAAGATGGCTGTCGGGTAGGTCACAAAGTCGTCGATGAAGTCCATCATCGAGTGGTGAAAGCCGCCCTCGTTGATCTGGTCTTCAATGACCTTGCCCATGCGAGTAGCCGTAGCCTTGGCCTCTTCCCGCAAACGCAGCAAAGTCATGTCATGCACTTCGGCGACGCGCTGGCGGAACGCTTCTGGGTGCAGGGTGGAGCCTTGCTGGACGTAGGCTTCTGCCTCGTAGCGCACAAAGTCCAAGATGGACAGACGAATTTCAGGCGGGAGCTCTGGCTCTTCAGCGGGCTCCAGGTCAAACGGCCTGTCGTTTTGCAAGATCACGTCCTGAATCCACGACTTTGCACCGCTGCACTTGACATCCGTGAGCATCATGAAGATGTCGGAGCCGCCCGTCTGGGCAATGTCCACCGCTTTGTCGGGATCGTACTCACCGCGCCGCTGGCGCTCGCACCTGAGCAGGCGTTCTGTGATCTGTTGCTTGGCGAACTTGGCTTTGTCCCAGCAAGCGTTGATATGACCGGAAATGCCCAACGACAAAAGGTCGGAGTTATCCATGCCTTCGGCTTCGTCGGCGCTCACGTCCGCTTGGACAGGCGGCTTTGCCTCGTACACAGATGCCATTGAAAAAACCTCTTATGTCCAGCCTCGGCTGGATGATTGTTTGACTGACCTTGCCTTGACTTGCTGCTTGCCCTCACGCGCTGCCAGGCAGAGGTACTGCAAGGCGTCGTGCGGGTGGCTGAACTTGTCTTTGACCGGGCGGTCTCGATACCGCTCACCAGTCACCTTCAGGCGCTCGTAGCGAAAGCCACCGAGAAAGCCCTTGCGCAGCGTTCGGCAGTTGGGGGATAAAAGAAATCCCGGCTCCCCACCAGCCATGCGGGTGAGGAAGAACGCAACAGACTCGCGGCGCGGGATGAAATCGTTTGTGTCTGTCGGCTCGCTGTAGATGCCGATTTCCAAGAGCTCTTGATAACAGGTGCGCTCGTCTGTCGATGAGCGGCTGACACCGGCAGGGTCGCCCTTGGAGATCATCTTGGCCCCAGCGTATTTGTTCATGAGCTCAGGCTTGACGATCTCGGACGCGAACTGGCGGATGCCCATGTCTTGCGCAACGAACTCTTCCAAGATCACCAGTTGGCCCTTGGTGCTGATCTGTCCGACGATGCAAGCTGGCGTCAAGCCGAAGTCCCAACCGAGATAAAGCGGCAGGCCGGGGTTGAACAGGAGCTCTCTCTCCGAGCAATGCACCTTGTCGCTGTACTCGGGATAGACAGGCTTGCCGTCTGCCGTGGTGCCGTACTGGCCGAGGACGAAGACCTTGATCCAGTCGTCCTGCTTGCCGCCGATCATGTTCTGGTAGTAGTCGTAGCCCTGCGCCAGATTGAAAACATTCTCGGCAAGGGGGTTCGGCTCGTACCAAACGCTCTCATCGTCTTGGCAGCGGACAAGGCCACCGGGCTGGTTGAAGAACTCCCAGTTTTTGGGGGTGTCTTCTTCGGCAAATTTATAAAACCAGTGATCGTCGTCCGGGGGGTTGGTGTCGAGGATCACACAGGGATGGACAGGGCCACCTTGCGTTTTAGGCGGGTAGCGGCCAACCCGTTGGGTCAGCATGTCAAAAACTTCTTTGGGCACCTCAGAGGCTTCGTTGATCCAGCCGCCTGTGAGCTCCAAGGAGCGCAGCTTGCCGGTCTCTGAGGCTTTGTCCAGGGCGATGAAGATGACTTCGAGCTCAAGGCCCGTGCCGTCTCCAATGTCCTTGATCTTCATGGTGCTGGTGATCGGCGCGTCCCAGCGAATAGGAGCCAGATCGGAGTCCACCCAGTTCTCCCACGTCTTGATCGTCGTGGACTTGAGCTCGGGGTAGGTGTTGCGGATCACCGCCCAGCGGGATCGGCGAATGCCGTTGTGAGGGACTTGCTTGAGGGCGTGCCGCACGATTTCCATGCAGCAAGAAGACGATTTACCTGAGCCGACTGGGCCTTTGATGCCCCTTACGAACGCTTCACTCTTGTGGAACGCCGCTGCTACCGCTCCGGGCGGGCGGTACTGAATCTTCTGGGTTGCCATTGAAGTTGGTGTCGATCATGAAAACAACCTGCTTGGCATCAACCTCATGCTTGAACGACGCGAGGTTGGGCAGCGTCTTGTCCAACAGCATCTCGATGGCCTTGATCCGGGCCGGGGTCAGCTTGACCTTCGTGGTGCCCAGAGCGAAGCCTTGAAGCGTGTTGACCAGTTGGGTGGTCTGAATCTTTTCGCGGGTATCGGTGGCGTTTTGAGCGCGGCGCATCTGTGCGTGCTCGGCCATCTCTTCGGCCAGCTTGACCCGGCGGGCTTCAGCGCGGTCAGCGCTTGCGGCTTTTTCTTCGGGGGTCTGTTTGCGTGGCATGGAAGGACTTCTCTGTTGTTGTTGATCCGTCTCGTGGATCAGACGGTTCGATCAACGCAGGAGACACTATGAACGCCTCGAACTGCGGGAGTTAAATCTCACACCCCGCTTGAGATCAGTCACTTGTCTGATCGTTGCAGTGAATGTAAACAGTTGATCCGGTCTAAACAAGGACACTTGTGGAGTTTCCCGCTTTTTGTGAGAAAAATTTAGACCGAGTTGCCGACATGACCCCCCTGTCTCCGGGCTCTGTCCCACCCATTTCTCTATGTAGATGGGTTATGGGTAATGGGTAATGGGTAGTTGAACGTTCGTTGCACGGACGTTGAACGTTCGTTGAGAAAAGGGCAACAGACGTTGAACGGACGTTGAACATTCGTTGAACGGACGTTGAACGGACGTTGAACGGACGTTGAACGGACGTTGGGTTGAATCTCTCCATGCCGGGATATGCAGGAGATAGTGGCGATATACAGGAATACTGCCCATTTCGAGCTCGATATTGGCGTTGAACGTTCGTTGAACGTCCGTTGAACAGGCGTTGAACGTTCGTTGAGCGTTCGTTGGAATAGGGCGGAAAGAGGGGTTAAAACCAGACTTCCGTGTGTATAGGGGAGATAGGTAGAGGCTCAGGCCCCCCGGCACGCGCACGCAGGCCAGCCCACCCACCCCCGCCACCCCCGCGCATGGCGATCTGGCAGGCATTGGCACACCGCATGACATGAAATCAGGTGCATCCCCGCATAAACAGGGGCTTTCAGCCCGGTGTGTGTCACGCAATGTGTCACCTTGCACGCCGAAAGGGTCGGTTTGGCAGGGTCTGACAGGGTCAGCACCGGGTAGAAAGCAGGCCGGGAAAGCAGCGCCCCGTAGGGAAATGTCGTTCTGCGTAGCGCCGCGTGGGCATTGGTGGGGAATCTTCGATTCTTGCCGCCCTGAATCTGTTTGGAATCAACGACTTGCAGTTTGCCTGTGGCATCCCTAAAGGGATAAGTTGGTCTGTTGACTCCCTCCCTATGGGAGAAGACGCCGGACGGTTTGGGGTCAACAGATTTTCCCGGCAGACCCTTACTTTTCCCTACTTCGTCCTACGGACTGCGCCTGAATCGCGTGTGTGTCGCGCCTGGCACCCATGCCAATTGCTTGGCGTGCGATGCGCTCATTCCGTTGTTCCATGCGTGAACCCTTTGGGTCGTGTGTGGAACGGCGTGGGTCAACAGACCTTTCCGGCTTAACCCTGCTCAACGGTCAACAAACCCCGATTTCAGACGGCCTATCCCTACGGGATAAAACAAGGACACTTGACAAAGTGACAAGTAACCCGGTAAAGTTCATCCCATCAAACGGCATCGACCGGATTGACAGCCAGCGTAAACGGCGACCCCGCTCCATCGGCGGGAAACAACAGATGGCGGCGCAAAGGCAAGTAAGCGTGATCCCCGGATGGGGTGTGACACCACGACGAACGAGATATGCGGTGGATGCGAGGCGTTGGCCCGGTCTGCCCAGCCCCGGCAAATGGCAACTGACTGAAACCAAGCCGTCAGTACCCGGAATCGCCTGACAAGCGAGATATGCCGGGATGTTCACCAGTGCATCAACCGCAAACCCCTGCCTCACCGTAGCCGGGGGTTTGCTTGGGTGCATTCCACCCACTAACGCAACTCACGAAGGACACACATGACCCCAATCCGCGAACGACTCATGGCTTTGCCAAAAATCACCCTGCTCGACATGCACGGCAAGCTCAATGGCACCGGCAAGGCCGGGTTCGACCATGACCGAGCCAAAAAGAGCCAATGCGTCGATCTGATGCAAGGCATCGCAATCACCCTCATCGACCCGAAGACGAACATGGAGCGCATAGTGCAGCCGCTCGGCGTCTGGGTAGACAGCGACATTGAGGCCGTCATGCCCACCGACGAGGACTTCTTCGCACTCCCCAAAGC